AAACAACAGCGAATGGGTACAATAACAAACCACCCAAAGCAAACCATGTCATGTTACGCTGTGCATCACGCATAGCATCTGCATCTTCTAATTCTTTGCGCCTAAACTCAAGATATAACTGCTCTTCGTCTTTAGACACCTTTCCATCACCATTTGTATCAGCAGGGTGAAACACTTCTGCTTTTGTTTCTTCACTCATTTTATACTCCGTTATCGATTTTTAGCGTTTTGTTCTTCTATATAATCTAACAGCATATCAACATATAAATCTCGTTCAAATGGCATTAGATTTTCTAATTCTGCAATACTGTATTTATGATGTTGAGCCATGGCGAACATCATTTTGTAGTATGTTCCCAGACTGATATGACTCAACACTAGATAAAAAAAGTTTCGACACCCTCCAAAACTACTTTCTTTTTATCGCCATTTGTGTTGATATATTCTTTTTCGCATTTCAGTACAGGCATTGTCTCAAAGAACATTCTGATATCTTCAACTGTCTGTGTAGTGAAAGAATCAATGAACTCATTCACTTCTTCTTTAGTAAAGTCTTCTAAGTTGTAGACTGTATCTCCTTCTACAACTGTTTCGATACAAGAGACCATGACATCGAAAATGTTTTCTGCGCCGTTTTGTTCTGCATTTAAAAAGGCAGTCACTTCACTCATCGTAGGATAACCCATTACTAAGTGAGCATCTTCTCCTATGGGTATCTCTCTTTTGTGTCCTTTAGGCTTAGATATCTTTATCTCTTCGATATCTAACTCAATAAGTACTGGATCTTCCGTCTCTGGATCAGTAATTCTAAACTCTATCATGTTATTTACAGACTTACCTCTGATTTGCATCATCAGATACTCCATATCAAACATAGGTAGTTTATCTGGATCAACATCTTGGCAACAATTGCCTATAATCTGTTTAATTGCCAATATAACCTGATCTATATCATCAGACTCTTGTGCAATTAGAAGAATTTTCTCTTCTTTTACAGTAAACGGTCTGTATTTAATTTTCTTTCTGCCAGTTGAGACCAACTTTGTCTCGAATAATGGCTGTTCAATCTTGGGTAATCCCATTTCACTTCTCCTATATTATAGAATAATAAATTTTATCCCTATGCTGTTCCGTCTGTGTCGTTTGGTCCTTGTTTAATTCCTCGATACCATCCTGCTATTGGAAGCAGTGGTGCTGGACTTCTAGTATCATCTGAAATCTCATAAACCTTAGTATCGCTATACTGCTCAAAAGGTAATGTTGCTGTTCCTCTATCACCGAATCTAGCTGGATCTGGGTTTTTACTGCCAGTAACCATTAATGTGTCGTATGTAAATCCTACAGCTAGGGTCATTACTTCATCGTTATTTGCCCAAGCAGTCTCTACATTACCCACATTGACTGGATAAGCACCGGCCATAGTGTACTGCATAACAGACTTATCAGTCTCATCATAAACATCTATACGCAATACAGTCGCATATTCATCTTTATATCCCATCTCAAATGGTAAAGCATCATTAAGGTTGCCGAAGTTACCAAAACTTCTATCATAATTAATTATATGTTGTGTCCAAAGCTGAAACCACTTTACTATATCTAAATTAGAGTCTACATTGAATACTACTGGTAAGATAGGGAAATTCATTGACTGTGGTCTTCTTGTAACTAGACCAAATCCCTGATGCTGAACTTCTGATGTCTGCAAATCAAATTCTGGTAAAGTAACAGACCTACAATAGAACTCTAGTGCTTGATTTGCTACAGGAAATCTGTCTATTGTCTCAAAGTATATGACAGGTGGTGGAGTAACTCGCATACGAAACGAGTGATTCTTCGCTAATCCATGATCATTTATATTTGCGCTAAAATCTGCTATGTTAAAAGACATTTAATTACCTAACTAATTTTTCTTCTTGAATCTGCCCAGACAGATGTTTTCGATGCACCAACAAATCTTTCTGTTGGCAAGAATAATGCGATGTCCCACTCTGAGGGAAACACATACATAAATTTACTTTGTACTTGTGAATTCAAATATCTCTTCACACACGGTCTAAATTCTTTATACTTAGCCGCTTTATCTAATATTTTATAACTAATTTTCAATCGTGTTGTCTCGTCATATGCTGTATTATTTGCTGTATCATACAATGCATCCATCAACCTAGCACGAAATTGAAGTGGTAAATAGTGCATATTCAGCCCATAGAACCCACCCTTGACTTTCTTATATGGAAATATTAGCGGCATTCTATCATAATATGGCAACTTTGATTTGGTCTTAGCATCATAAAGTATCATGTACATACCGCCAACGAGTGGTTGAGCAGACATTCTATCTTTACCTTTACCGCCAAAGAAGTCATTCTCTTTGACAGTCTTATATTTCTGTGCTGTACTACGATACCATTTGCGAGCCTCATCGGTACGGGCAGGTATTTGACCTGCTCTTACGCCCTTGTTGAGTACCTCGTCAAATATTTGAGCCATTATAGGATCACTATACCTGCTTCAATTAGCTTTTGTCTATTGAGCATATGTGCTTCTTTAATTTCTTCTTTTGAACCACCATAATAGTCAACAGCGTGACCTTCTTCAATCATAACCTTAGTAACTGGTCGCCATGAGTCAGTCTTAGCATCATACACATCAAAGTCACCAAGAATACGACCAAACTTACCCTTCATGTCTTCGCCATTCTTTGCAATTTGTGTACGCAATACTGGTTTCTCGCCTAGTAGTTGTATCAAACGATCCTTTGCCGCTAGACCAAACTTCTTCTCTACTAAGTCTCTTGTTCTTGATTCAGGTGTGTCGATGCCCATAATGCGAACTCTTTCATTCTTCATCCAGATACCAAAGCCCAGATCAATATCTACATCAACGGTATCACCATCCACTACCTTAACTACTTTACATTTATAATCATACATTGTGAAAATTCCTTGTGTTTATATGTTATTTATACAGTATCACTTAATACCTAATTCATTTTCTGTAATTATCTGAAACTTCCAACCACGATCCTTACAGAACTCGTCAGCCGCATTCCATTTAGCTGAGTTAGTACCCCAAGTTTTAACCTCATTGAGATATCTTTTTGTGGGCTTATTCTTCTTGGTATTTTGTACAGCAGGTGGTTTTGTCTGAGAATATGGCTTGACTTCAATCAATATCTTTTCTTTTTTACCTTGATATATCTTCTCTACATAGAAGTCTGGGAAATATCTATGCATCTTACCGTCAATAGGTGAGCGGTAAGGTATCATTATTTCTTCACTATTCCATAATAATACATGGGGATGCTTATCTAAATACCGCATCAACCTAAGCTCCCAACCACTACGATATATAATATTTGTTGGGTCTCCCTTGTATTTTTTGGGATTCATTGGGCGAAATCTACCCTGATTAAATTTGGCCATGTTATAATAAACTCATATAAATAATTGTCATAGACTAACTTATTATTTATATACAGGTAAGAAAATGGCTACAAACGATGCATTGCTAAAAACCAGTCCTGAACAGCACATATTGAATCGAAAACAAAAATATAGTGGCTCAAAGGAACTATTAAAGTTTCCTAAGACACTAGGCGCACATGGAACTCTTATGCGTTTTTTCGAATATAGTTATGGGGGTGGTAAAGGAGCAACTCAAACACCTCTAGCAGAAGTATTATTACCTCTTCCTAAGCAAATTCAAGACTCATTTAAAGTAAATGTTGGTGGTAATGAACTGGGAGTATTTGCCGCTGGTGCTTTACAGGCAGCCAATAATATAGGTGGTGAAGGTGGTGCTGTAGATATGGCTGGGGCACTTGCTGATGCAGCCGCAGGCACAGCAGAGAAACTTGGTGCCTCATTGGCCAGAGGTATTACTGGTGATTTTAGTCTATTTAAAGAGGGTATGGCAAAAGCCGCTGATGCCGCTGGGTTCTTGGCTTCAACTGGATTGGCTAAAGTAGCACCAGATATCGCAAATGGTATTGGTGCAGGTCGTGGTACAGCAGTAAACCCATTCCAAACACTTGTATTTAAGGGTGTCGATCTTAAAATTCACTCACTTGAATGGTTATTATCACCTGAGAGTGAGCAAGAATCACGAGAGTTAAAGAAGATTATTCGTACATTGCAAGCAATGGTATTGCCTAAGACTGCCGCGGCAATAGGTGAGGGTGATCAGGGCATCACTGCACTTGATAAAGGTCTATTAAAGTATCCCGCAATGGTAAATATATTCCTACAGGGTCTAGATCAGAACTATTATTTTAAATTTAAGACGAGTATGATCTCTAATT